TTCTTGTCTAGTGGTGGTATTCCAACGCCGCCAGTAGCCGCTGCACCAAATGTTGCCCAACCACAACCAACTGCACAACCTAGCGGTGCAGTACCATCTTGGGCGCAAAAATAATCTAGCGACAGGGCCATTCCGCGCCTGCTAGAACACGGACAGGGGGGCCGTGGTCGCTAACCCCCCAACTTACTATTCTAGCAAATAGGTATAATTATGTTACTCAGACCCTATCAAGAGGTTGCTGTATCTGACGCTTGCAGGGCGTTAGATAAGCACAACAATACATTAGTCGTAGCACCAACGGGCGCAGGAAAAACAATCATGTTATCCGCGCTAGTTGGCAAGCGTCACAAAAGTGGCAAGCGTGTTCTTGTCCTACAGCACAGAGACGAATTGGTTTCCCAGAACAAAGAGAAGTTCGAGCGCGTAAACCCTTTAATCTCTACAAGCATCGTCAACGGCACAGTAAAACACTGGAGCGGTGATGCTGTTTTTTCTATGGTTCAAACGATGTCTCGTGATCGTAACCTTAGAGACAGACCCTTATTCGATATGGTGGTCATTGATGAAGGCCACCATGCAGCCGCCCCAACATATACAAAAGTAATAAACGCAGTTCTTGAAGATAACGAACATGCAGAAATTGTTGGATTTACAGCCACACCTAATCGTGGTGATGGAAAAGGATTGCGTGGGGTATTCAACAATTGCGCACATCAAATCGAGTTGGCAACCCTGATCCGCGAAGGGTTCTTAGTTCGTCCTAAGAGCTTCGTGATCGACTTGGGCGTGGGTGATCAACTTGATAAGGTCACAAAGCGCGGCAAAGAATATGACATGGAAGAAGTCGCTGCGATTATGGATCGCAGTGTAATCAACGAACGTATTGTAGATGAATGGCAAGAAAAGGCGGGGGATCGAAAGACTGTTGTGTTTTGCTCAACTGTCCTACATGCCGAGCATGTTTGCCAAGCCTTCCAACGTGCGGGTATTCGCGCTGAATTTGTGACAGGAGAAACACCTAAAGAAGATCGCGCTGAAATGCTGCACGATTTAGAGTTTGGTGATTTGCAAGTTGTGGTTAACGTCATGGTTCTGACAGAGGGGTTCGATGCCCCGCCTGTATCATGTATAGTTCTTACTCGCCCATGTTCACAAAAAGGCACGATGGTGCAAATGATTGGGCGCGGTCTGCGTATTGTTGATCCTGAGATTTATTCAGACACAATCAAAACAGATTGCATCGTCATGGACTTTGGTACGTCTATCATTACGCATGGCGCACTGGATGAAACCGCGAACCTAGATGGTAAAGATAAGGCCGTAGGCGGTGATGCACCAACGAAAGTATGCCCAGAATGCGAAAGCGAAGTCGCATCCAACACGAGAATCTGTCCGATATGCGAACATGTGTTCGAGTTACGCGAGAAGAGCGAGCTAATCGACTTCGTTATGACTGAGTATGACCTGATGCAACTGTCACCTTTCATGTGGATTGATCCATATGGATCAGGCACCGTAATGATGGCTACAGGCTTTAATGGCTTCTCTATGGTGGGACAGGTTGGAAAATACTGGGTAGCTGTTGTGAAGGCCCAGAAAGGGCGTGCTAGGATCGTGTCAATTGGTGAGAAGGTTCAGGCCATGTCAGCAGCAGATGACTTCCTAAGAGAGATTGAAGATAGCAATGCTGCGAACAAATCAAAGCGGTGGCTGAATCAGGCGGCGACATCAAAGCAAAAACAACTTTTGCGCAATAATGGTGTGCAAGTAAGCGAGATGGATTTCTCTTGGACTAAATACAAAGCAGCGTGTTGCTTGGGGTACTATTTTAATCGAACACAAATTGATAAGCTAATCACAGACAATTGGAAAAAGATAACCGGAGAGAGTTATGAAGCGAAATGATTTTCTTGATGAAGCAAAAAATCTAGTCAATGGTCAGAGGGCCAAAGATTATGGGGATGCTTACGATAATCACGCTAGAATTGCAGATGGGTGGAACATAATTCTAAATGGCGCAATGAATAGCCACGGACACTTAACCCCAGCACACGTTACCTTAATGATGGACTGGGTTAAAACGAGTAGGCTCTTAGAAACAATAGACCATGAGGATTCATGGGTAGATAAAGCTGCGTACTCAAGTTTGGGTGGAGAATTTTCAACCAAAGACAAATAGGAAATTATAATGCCACGTTTTGAAATGCACATATTTATGGTCGAAAGTGATGACGATAGCGTAGAGAGTTCTGAGTCTGAAATTATATGTTGGGTAAAAGACGCTAATAATATAAAAGAGATACACCATGAAGCTAATAAAGTTATCAATGAGAGCATTTATGGCGCAGAAAAAACAGTCATGTTTGGAAGCGCGAGCATAATGGTGAAGGGGATGGAGATTCTTAATCTTACGTTTAAGAACGACGAAATTAATCCAGACCAAATAGAGAAAGTCATGGATTTGTTTGAAACAAAAGTGGAGACAATACATTGAACAATAAGGAAACATTGAGGCCAAAACCCATGAAGGAGTTGGCGCATATACTTGGAGTTTTTGGGTGGGATAAAAGGTTTTGTGACCTCACTGAGAAACAAGTCCAAGCATTAATATTTGGAATACAGGAATCACAAGATCTAGCAGCGGAGATAAACATTGGAACCCTCGAAGAAGCCTACCTTGAGTCAACAGGCACTTGGCCCTCTACTTCAATCCCGTTCTAGGGTCGATCATGTAGCGGAAAGCATTAAGGACGCTGTAGATAAAGCCATCGTCTTTAATGAAAAGAGAAGAGAGCGCAGAAAGTACATAGGTGCATCAAGTATTGGTGACGAGTGTTCTCGTAAAATACAATACAGATACCTCAACTATCCAATAGATCCAGACAAAGCGTTCAGCGCCAAGACACTGCGCATCTTTCAGTTCGGGCATGAGATTGAGGATTATGCTGCGAAGTGGCTAAGAGACGCTAATTTCGATCTTAGGACAGAAGATAAGGATGGGGAACAGTTTGGGTTTTCAATCGCAGATGGTGAGATACGCGGTCATATAGATGGCGTGGTCTGCGGTGGGCCAGTTGACATGGGATACCCTGCACTCTGGGAGTGCAAGTCTGCAAACGATAGCAAGTTTAAAGGGTTTGTACGTCACGGTGTAGCTAAGGCGAACAAAACCTACGCAACTCAGTTAGCGCTATACCAAACATATATGGATTTAACCGAACACCCCGCATTGTTTACGGTCATAAACAAAAACACTTCCGAAGTTTACTACGAGTTAGTTCCCTACGATAAGGCTCTAGCTCAAGAGGCAAGTGATAAAGCAGTAAACATATTGACGGCGGCGAAGGCTAATGACATTCTACCTCGCATTGCTCAAAGCAAAGATTTCTTCCTTTGCAAGTTTTGTGAGTTTCGTGAGACATGCTGGAGGGAATAAAATATGGGACGCGCTTGGTCGGCAGCATCCCATATTTAGTTGTTAAATTGTGGACAGGGACAAGATAATGAATATTTTGAATTTTGGCAAGACGCCTAAAGAAGTAACTGAAAGAATTTCAAGAGAAGTCCCGCGTGACGTTCAGTTGAGGGCATTGCTAGATATTTACCCAGAAGGCGTGCAACGCGGAAAAGAATTTTTCATTGGGTCTTTGCGCGGAGAAGCGGGTAAATCTTTAAGAATTAACATTGACACAAGCAGCCCTTGGTTCATGACAGGTAAAGATTTTGAATCAGGTGACGGCATTGGCGGCATTTGCAAAGTCTTAAAAGAGGCGAAAGGATACTCGCTCTCTGAAACAGTTGATTACTTCAAGCAATACATCTCAATGGATTATGTTGCTCCGCCTGAGAATATTGTTAAGCCGAACAATTTAATAAATCTTTCCCAAGTTCAGAATAAGCCAGAGCAAAAGATACAGATTAATTCCAGCACACCATTTGAGGATGAATATATATACACTGACGAGCATGGTGTGATCCTTGTAGCGGTTCGAAAGTATTTTGACCGAGACGTAACTGGAGAAATTGTTCGGGATAACTCTGGCAAGCCCAAGAAACAGTTCCGTCAATTCGTAGATGGTCGCCAAGGCGTTCCTGAACCCAGACCATTATATAATATCCCGAACATTTTAAGCTCGAACAAAGTTATTTGGGTCGAAGGCGAGAAGTGCGCAGATGCTTTAAAGGACTTGGGATACGCAGCGACTTGCACGATTGGTGGTGCTGGAATGCTTTCGGAAAACACAGCGAATAAGTTCGACTTCACGCCATTGCGCAATAAAGAATTGATCCTATGGCCTGACAACGATGAGGCTGGAAAGAAATTAGCACGCATAGTTGAGGCTCAAGCAAAAGAAGCGGGGGCTAAAAGCACTTTGATGCTGAAGATACCAGCGTCAAAAGAAGAGAAGTGGGACGCAGCCGATGCTATTAGTGATGGATTTGACATTGAAAAGTTCTTTAAGTCACACGAAAGTAAGATAAAGAAACCAATCTCTCTACTTGATGAGAGCCTCTTGATCGACAAGTATTTTGTCGGGTCTCCACCAGAGCAGCATTTCTTAATCGGTGACACTATACCTTTGGGCGTCCCAGTAGTGTTCGCAGCGGCAGGGGATAGCGGCAAGGGAATGATGACTCTTGACTTAGCCATGAAGGTATCGTCTGGCGCATCTATGCAGAGTTCATTTGGCGGTCTTGTAGCTTCACATGGGGATGCAGTTATCTTTACAGCAGAAGATGACAAAGACGAAATGCACAGACGCATCTCGCGTCTTGACCCAAAAGGATACCGCGAACATTACGATCACAGTTTAAGAATTTTGCCATTGCCCAATCTTGGTGGTGTATTCCCAGTGATGCAAAAGTTCGATAATTCATATGTGATGGGTGATGATTTTTCACGCATATACGAACAGATGCTAGAGATGGAAAATTTGAAGCTGATCGTAATCGATCCTATGGCCTCTTTTGTTCACGCAGATGTAAACGCAGATCCAGCGGCGGGTGCTGCATTCATGGGTATGCTTGCACAGATG